GCTGAACAGGAAGTGGCTCAGGCCATATTGAAATACCGCAGTCTGGGATCTCTGCCGGACAACAAGCTGGCTGCTTTGAAAGGTCTGGAAAAGCTGCAAGGCGAGCTGGATGATGTTTTGCGCCAGTTAAAGCGGAACCAGACGCTTGTTTTCCGCAAAAGTACCAAGGACGCCTTCAAGGGCGGCATCGCTCAGGGCATTACCGAACTGACATCCGCGTCACTGCCATTCTATGCCGACCTGAAGCCTGAAGGTATCGATAAACTGGCCACCAAGGTGTTCTCCATAGTCGATACCAATGCCCTCGACTTCATGACGCAATACAATCTGACGCTTGCCGGGGATGTTCACCGTGAACTGTCGGATGGGATAAAGAGAACGATCCTGAGCGGTATAGCCACGGGTAAAGGTGCGGATGATATTGTCCGCGACCTTGGCAAGGTCATCATCGATAAGGACTCCTTCAGGCAGGCTGGCAGCCGAGTGTTCAGCAAGGCTCAGTACCGCATGGAAATGATTGCCCGGACTGAGGTGTTACGGGCACACAACATGGGGCGGCTTAAATTTCATGAGCGCGTCGGCGTTCAGAAGCTTGAATGGATGGCCATGAATGACGAGAGAACCTGTCCGGTATGTGGTCCTCTCGACGGTAAGACATTTCCCATCGATAAATTCCCGCAACAGCCAGCGCATCCCCATTGCCGTTGTACAAATATTGTCGCGTGGCCCATGAGCATTTGTGGTTCCGATCTGTCTGCACAGGCGGCACCCAAGGCTTCACAGGGCGATGCCTGTATACTGCCCCCGCATGCGTTGGAAGGAATGGCGGATGCGCAGGCAAAAGAGAGCATCAAACTGAAGGAGGCATTTGAGAACGGAAGCGCCGATGACCTTACAGCACTCACCGTAAAGCAGCTCCAGACCCTCTCAAAAGAGAACGGCATTTCCATTGCCCGCACCAAAGCCGACTTCATCAAACTACTCGATCAGGCAGAACCGGGCATTGACCACAGCACGCTTTCAGGGGCCGGACTGAAGGCAAAGCTCAAGGAACACAAAATCGGTCTGCTCCGGACAAAGGAAGACCTGATCGGGCTGTTGGCTCAAAAGCAGGCTGAACTCAAACAGGCAAAACTCATTGCCCAGCAGATGTCCAAACTTCCACAGGTGGAAGGACTCGAGGGTATGCCGGTATCCCAGCTTAAAGAAATGGCCAAAAACAACGGCATTTCCCTGAATATGACCAAACAGGAGACCATCAAATTGCTGGACAAGCTCGAGCCGGGAATTGACCACACATCCCTGAAAGGAAAGGAACTGCTGGCAAAGAAAAAGCAGTACGGAATCGGCATCCTGAAGAATAAACAACAGCTCGTTGATGCACTGCAGAAAAAAGCCGGAACGGATCTGGCTGAATCAGCCAAAAAGATAGCGGCGGATGAAGCAAAACAGCTCCTGGTGAAAAAACAGAAAGAGCTGGTCGAAAAGGCTGCGGCCGGAGTTCAGCTTCCGGAATCACCGCTGGATTACAGCAATTTTATCAGCCAGATCTCCGATGCAGAAAAAGCTCTGGCATCGGCCAAAGATCTGCCTCAGGAACTGCTTGTCGGGCACGCCAAGGAAATTGCTCTGAAAAAGCAGCTTTTTCAGGATCAGATTGCCAAACTCAAATCGTCGGAACTCAAATCCATTGCCAAGGAGACACAGCTGAAACACTGGCAATGGGCAAGCAAGGACGATCTCGTCACGCTCTTTACCGAAACCGATCCGGGAAAGATCGGAGAAGCGCAATCGAATATCGAGAGCAAATGGCAGAAATGGGCTGAAAAGCACGGTGGCAAAAAGGCGAAGCCATCTCCTGTAAAGGAAAAAAAAGAACCACCTAAGCCACCTGTTGAACCCAAAACCAAACCGCCGTCCTTTGTCCAGAAAGGCTCTGAGTTTGAAAGCGCCGATCAGAAATGGAATGAAAAATCCGCAGCCGGGAAATTCAATAAGTCCGGCAAGGCGAATGTCGGCGGAGCACATGAAAAAGAGTTTTGGACCGATGAAAATGGCGACAAATGGCTGTTCAAACCAGCCAGCAACTCCAAGGACAATTTTATCGCCCAAGGAGAAGAAGCCGCATACAAGATCGGTCGGCTGATTGACCCGGACGCAATCGAAGTGAGGACCATCCAGCTGAACGGCAGAACAGGTTCCATCCAAAAGTGGCGAACGGATCTGAAGTCAGAAATCGATTTCAAAAACATACTGCCGGAGAATCTGACCACCGTTGAGATCGAACAGCTACAGCGTGAGCATGTCATCGACTGGCTTGTCGCTAATCATGATGGACACTCAAAGCAGTTTATCCGGGGAAGAAATGGTCATGTCTATGGCATTGACAAGGGGCAGGCTTTCAAGCATCTCGGGAAAGATCGCCTTTCTCTGGATTATCATCCCAACAGCGCCTTTGGCGAAGAGGAGCCTTTTTACAACAAGGTCTTCAGGGCGGCCAAGGAAGGCAAGGTCAACTTCGATCCTCAGGGCTCCCTGAAATACATTCAGGAAGTCGAAAAAATATCCGACGAGGCTTATCTCGATATCATCCGGCCATATGCCGAGGGGCGCTTTGGAAAAGACAAAATCGGGCTGGATAAATTCTATGAGCAGACACTTCAACGAAAACATGATCTGCGGAATGATTTCGAGCGATACTACGGAGAGGTTTTAGGCCGGAAAGACTTCAGGTTCTCGTCACTGCAGGCCAAGCCCGGGATAAAGAAGCTGCTGCAGGAAGCGGATGAAAGAATCATCGATGATGCCGGAAAACTTGGATGGCAGGGAAAAACCCTGCCATTTGACAGTGGTGATGTCGAAGATCAGAACGCCCTCATATTTACAGAATCCTTCAAAGGTAAGCAGCGCACAGTTGTTAAAATGAAGATCCGGCCGGATACGGATTCTAAAATCACGGACCTGCTTCGGGAACAGCTGGACCTTGTTGAAATTAAAAAAGGCCAGCCCCTGGAGGAAGACACCTTTTTCCCGACCATTCTGGATGCAGTGAAAAACGTAAACTTCCATGTCGGCGATGGGAACTATAACCGGACAAAATTGGGAAAAGCCGAACAACTGAGAACCCGACTGCTTGTGCTCGCCCGAAGCAAAGATCCGGAAATCAAAAAGATGGCTGACGGCTATATCAAATGGCTGGATGAAATCAAAGAAGCGGTCGACTGGGACCGTGCAACCAACGGTGTCTTAGAGCAGTATCTCCCAGAACTGCCGAAAACGGCCAAGCCCAAGAAGCCTGATTTCAAGGTCACTAAAGGCAAGGTCACTCACACCAAGAGGCGGATCAGCAGCGGCAAGATAACCGTCGAGATGGATGACATCGATAATTATGCCATGTTCAATCGTGACTCGAGGATGCAGGACGGCCTTCAATTCACCGCTGAATTTGATGACGGCACGCGTCTGAAATACCGCCCATGGGATAATTCAAACCTTTATGCCCAGCGGGGCGAGCTGGAGATCGTGGTCGACGGTGATGCCAGTGGCAAGAAGGTCGAAGCCCTGATGACCAAACTGGAGAAACTCGGGATAGATGCGCGGGTTTCTTCCCCCGAAAATGCCGAGCAGATGTATCTGGAAAAAATGGCGTACATTCGAAAAGTGGATCACACCGCTGAATACAAGCGGCTTCAAAAAAGGCTCGACGATCGCGATGCATCCGTAAATGAGCGGGTGCAGACGCTCCGTGGTTTCTGGCAGAAGGAACTGAATGTCGAGGACCTTACCAAGCTGCCGGATTACGACCCCATGGGAGCGTATCAGGCCGGATTTCTCGATCGTGGTTTGAAAGGTGGGTATCGACACCAATACCGGTTCGATATCACTGAGGAGGATCTGGAAAAGAAAATGAAGGATTACTCTCTGGTCCATCGCTTGACCAATAGCGAAGGTATGTCTGATTTTGTTGAAACCATTCTTGAAAACAATGGCGCAATGGCCAGCACCGTAGAAAAAATGCGAATGGGTATCCCTCCAGGCGGTATGTCACCGGTAGCGGATATGCAAAGCGGTGGTGCCAGTTATTTCTTCACACGTATCCAGAAAAATCCAAGTCGTGATGCTTCTCCGGCGCTCTATTTCAAAAAGAGCATGCTACGGCGCATGGATGCTATCAGTTACGGCCATGACGCCTATGGCAAAGTAGTGGATGATTACGTCCGGAAGAATCGTGGAAACAATATCGATGACTGGAAAAAGTTTTCGGGCAAAAGCAGCAATGAAACCATCTTCAAGTATTCAGTAACACTGCTGGACAACATTGAATATATCGTGGCCAATTCGGCTTCTGCACGGCAGAAAATTATCAAGAGCTTCACATCCCGTGGGATCAAGAAACTTCCTGACGGCCGTAAGGTGGAAGACATCATTCATACGTCAAGCACATGGAATGAGAGGAAATAATATGGAGAAAATAATCGCAGCGGAAAAAGCCCGAATCCAGAAACTGCTTCATTGGTTCAATGAGCGTGGCTGCCGGTTGCAAATCCGGGAACATGGCGGTGAGAACTTCATCGACACCATTTCCGCAGAACTCAGGGTGACACTGATTGCACCGCATTTTGATGCCGCTGGGAAAATCATCCGAACAGATTTCTGGCTGTTATGGAAGGAACTCGGCTATCAGGAAGGCTTCAATTACAGCCACACAATCAAGGTCGTTCATGTGTCCGTAGATGACGCGCTGACAGCGCAATCAGAGGGAAGTGAAATCAACGCATGGCTGATTGTGGAGCTGACCGACGATCTGGACCGCATTTATCATCTTGAAATGATCGAGCCCGTTTCCGAACCGGCTCATGCAAAACAATGGGAAACATGGCTGGCATTCAGAAAAGACAATCGGGATATGTTCCTGCGCATGGATTCAGAGATTCTTGCTGAACACATCAAAATTGCGGAGGGCTGGGAATGAAGCTGAGATACATGATCGATTCCATCCTTGTTGATCCGAAAGCGGCGGTGCCGGAATATCTGCCTGTAGGTGTTTGGGTACAAGGTCCCGGCCCGGGCATCGATATTGAGATGTTCTATCCGGACTCCAGCCGAAATGACATTCAGGATCGTCATGAACAGGCTGATTGGGTCATCAACCGTCTGGTTGAGAATGGAGTTACAACACTCCCTGATGATTTTCTGGAGTATCATCGCCAGAGCCGATCTCCTTATGACGGCGCTTTTTCCGAAGTGGTCGAGACAGAGGAATACCCGTCCATAACCGCCTGTGGTCTTGCCGTTTTATGGTCTTTGAAGATTCCCGCCTAAAAAAGCAGACGCCTTTCCGACACATTTCAAAGCCTTCCGGTAAGTAATCGCTGAAACCTCCCGCTCGCCCGGTGCGATCGGGGCAAATAACAGTGATTGAACCGGAGAATTTAATGGAAATGTTTGCCACTGACCTGGAAAGGCTGGCGTTCCTCCTTGAGGCAGATGCGGCGCTCGCAATCGATCCCGACGAGATCGGGACCAATGCAGCCGAACAGAAGGCTCCTGAAGAGCAGCCCCCGGAGAAACGCCCCAAGTACATCACCAACTACATCGGCAGCAAACAGAAGCTGGTCGACTGGATCTGGCGTAACACCCCGGACGGAGTTTCCTCTGTTCTGGATGCCTTTTCCGGGTCGGCCGTTGTTGCTTACATGTACAAATCCAAAGGGCTGCGAGTTTTTGCCAATGACCGTCTTCGCTACAGTCATCACGCAGCCAAAGCCATCGTCGAGAACAGTTCGACACGACTTTCCGAAGCCGAGATTGACAAGCTGCTGGCTGACAACCCAAAAGCGAAAACCTTTGTACAGGATAATTTTAAAGGGATTTTCTTTGCCAAAGGCGTCCACTCTCTTATCGATTCCCTGAGAGCCAATTGTGACGACTTGTCCGGCTATAAAAAGGACATTGCTCTGTTTGCTCTTGGGAAAACCTGCATGAGCGGCAAAGGCGGATTCGGCCACTTCTCGTCCTCCACTGATTACGGCAAGCGTCAGGACACACCTGATGAATTCAAAAAACGCCTGAAGGCCAATATCGAGCGGATCAACGCCCTGATATTCGACAACGACAAAGAGAACAAAGCCTATCGCGGGGATGTTAACGAGATCCTTCCCAAGGTGAAGGCTGACCTCGCGTACTTTGACCCGCCTTATGCAACCGAGTTTTCGACCACCAATTATGAAAAAGCCTATCATTTCGTCGAAGGACTGATGACGTATTGGGACGGTCTGACCATCAAAACGGATACCAAGGTCAAAAACTATGAAACCAGCCATGTGACTGTCACCAAGGGCAACGCCTCCGACTTCTTTCAGGAATTTCTCGGCAATGCCACACATATCCCGCACTGGCTCATTTCTTACCGTGATCATGCCTATCCGAACGAACAGCAGATGAAAAAGATCATCGGCGGTCTGGGACGTCAGAGCCGGATGAAGACCAAGGACCATAAGTATTCGATCACCTCCAAGCATGGGGAGGCTTCCAGCGCGAAAGAACGTCTTTTCGTTTGTCTGAAAGGAAGCCAGTCTCATGCGGACTCCGATCTGTCGGCAAAACCTGTTCCGATGGCTGCGGCAGCCAATATCCACACATCCATCCCGGTGGAGCTGTGTCTCGATGAGCATTCCGGGCTGAACGCTGAAGCGATGAGCGGAGGTATGGCGGGCGATCCCCAGTTCACCTTCGTTCTTTGCAGAACCGGCACCAACCGAAATGGAGACCATTTTACAGCCGAGGAGCTGGCCGGAAGACACATGACCGCAATCAACAAGAAAGTCGACCTTCAGCACTCTCAAGAGTTCAGTGACATTGTTGGTGGAGTTGTGGCGGCTGACTATCTGGAAGATGAAATCGGCGGTCGGGTCGAATGTGTCGGTGAACTCTACACCGGGGACACGCCAAATGCCCAGCTGGCCTACAAGCTCATGAAACGAGGCATCATCACGCAGGTATCGATGGAGTGTGATTACGAGGAAGGTGAATGCTCCGTTTGTAAAAAGCGCTTCAAGAACAAATCCGATTACTGCACCCACCTCAGAAAATTTAAGGGCCGTGAACTCGATGGAAAATCCGTCTTCGAGATTCTTCACGGCGTGACTTTTACGGGCCTGGGCCTGCTGGACCGCAAAGGGGCAGATGAAAATGCCCGCATTCTGCAGGTGGCGTCGGTTCAGGACCCATCTGCCCCACACCAACCCAAAGGAGATCCAATTATGGACGAAAAAACCAAGAAACCAGATGAGTCGTCCGCCGACGCCGCTAAGAAAAAACAGGAACGGCAGGAAGACAATCCGGCTCCCGGGAGCGAGCTGGAAAAGGAAAACCGCCAGTTGAAAGCTCAGGTGGCCGAACTTCAGAAGCGCATTCAGGAGCTGGAGGCCGAACAGAAGGCTGCCGCTTCGAAAGCCCGTGCTCACAAACTGATCTCAAAACTTGAAAAGCAAGGCATGGACTTCGGGGAGGATCGCGACAACGAACTCACGCGTCTAGCTGAACTGTCGGACGACGCTTTTGCCGCCACCGAGGCTGCCTATGAAAAGATGGCCAAAAGCAACAAGGCGGATGCCAAGCCGCAGCCGGAAACGGAAAAAGAGCCTGAAAAACACAAATCCAAAGCATCAAGCGAACCCCCCATGCGCAGTTCTGCCGGGGTGAGACCTCACGATGTGGATGACCGCAAGCTTTCCCTCGAGGATCGCCTGCGCACCGGCTTCATGGCTGCCTACAACAACCGTGTCGGTAACGAATCGAACGAAACCGTGGAAATCAACTAACAAGGAGAAGCGCTATGTCTTTTATCAATCCATGTCACAGGGGCCTCGCTTACGGTGACGGCTATATGCAGGGAGATGGCCAGCTTGGTCTTCTGGTGAGTCTGGTCGGAAACGATCTGTTTTCAGTCAACACCGATCCGGAGGTCCGTTCTATCGGCATCCTGATCAGGGATTATGCAGGCGGTGAAATGCCCGGCATCTACTGCAATGGCGGTGTGTACGAGACCGATGTCTTCGAAGGGACGATCAATCCCGGGGATGACCTGAAGGTATCGGCCACCGGTAAGCTGACCGGTGGAAACATCGGAAATGACGAGCATGTCATTGCTCAGGCCATTTCCGTCCAGAGCGGCGTTTTGAAATTCAAACTGCTTATTTAATCACAGGAGCTTATGCAAATGAAGAACAACCCAATGAACATTCACAGCCAGGAATACATGGAGACCATGGCAAGGCTCATGAGTGAAGCTCTTGAGTCCCCTGAAGGGATGCAGGCGTTGGCTGCTGCAATTGCCGCTCCGATCGAACAGGAAATCCGGCGCAAGGAAATCTCCTCGCTGCTGCTGACCAAACATACGCTGCCCAAGGGTGAACGTCCGCTTTATCAG